GCCCGCATATGTTGGACCAGTCGGACACCATCGGGAAGAACTCGATCCATGCCGCACAACTTGATGAATCGATACTCAAGCTCGAACGTAAACGGCGCTCGGCAGGATTCAAATTTCGCAAAGTCGGCTTCAAAAATGCGGTGGGGTTTTTGTACGTAATCATACAACAATTCGCCTATAGCGTCAGCGGTTAAGCCAGGGCCCATAACGACATTACCGTCGACGCCGAACAATTTTTTAAGAAAGTTCGTGACAGGCAATATGTAAGGGTTGACGAGGACGTTATAAAGCGGGGTTGACGATTGAATGCTACGTGGGGCTTTAACCACGCCGCTAATGCCGCCGTTAAAAATCAAATTGGCGTTCTCACGTTTGACAAAAGCTGAAGTTCGATAAATATGTCGTTTTTGAACGTGGAGCGCCAGGTGGTCATCGAGAGCGGTGCCCATGGCTTTACGCAAAGGCATGGGATAACGCGCGTAGAAATGTTTCAGCGGCATAGGTTCAGGCAGGTTCTCATACCAAACTGCTTCATCCATACGGTAGACCAAACGGTGTTGTTTATCATAAAATCGCCAAAAGGCCGCGAGTTCCTCCGCATCAATGGGGTTTTTATCACGCGCGGTTCGTGCTCGCAATGCAGCGTATTCGTTGTCCTGCGTACTATTATAAGTCACGGGCACCGCCGGCACCATGTACCCAAAAAGATAAGAATTGGGTCGTCGGTTGTAGCGCGGAATGTCAATGAGTTTCGTGACAGTTGCTGCACGGTCTTGCAAAGGCAACGGCCCGGTATATTTGTAGCCGAGGAACCCAAGCAACGCTGGGCCGAGAGGAATCGACGTAATCAACGGATCAATAATATTCAGTGTTTGCGTGGCCGAAGTAACATCGGCCAAAGAAGTGTTGGCTGCCGCAATTTCGGTATACCACGAAGAAATATAACTCAACCAACCCGGAACCGTGATATTAACGGACACACTGGGCGGCAAAGTCTGCGGAAAAAAATAAGAATGTGCACTACGGGGGGCGTTACGCGTGGCATTAATAACGCGTGCTAAAGCGAACGCTCCATCTTGCCCTAAGCAATAACGGGTTTGTGTGCCGTTGACGATTCGTTCAACGCAGAAATCACTGACAGCGCCGTCACCACTCCATGTGACAAGGTAATAAAGCAGTAAAGCCGCCGCAAACGCAAGCCAGAACCGAAATGACAGCACTTTGAACATGACGAACCGGGCGAATGAACGCGCAAGTTGGCCGCCGGCAAAAAGAAGCAACAGGGCGGCAAAAATATACAAAGGCACGGTTTGCACTACCGCCGAGTCATAATCAATCAGTGGTGGGGTAAAGACCCGGTACCACAAGCCCGCGACA